GCTAGATCAAATGTTCTTACCCGATGGTTGACAGTTCCATCCATGCGAGAGTAATCACCGAGTCCGATTGTTTCAGTCCTTGGGTCACTAACATATGCGGCGACGGCCCGTGCAATTTCAGCGGGCATCATTCCGAAAGAATACCATTTGGTTTTCTTCATGTTAGCAGATAAAGGATATGAAATTCTCGAATTCTCAAGTCTTACTTTAGCGGGCATGGGTGTGATGTTTCGTGGGTCACCAGGTTTTACACTCGCTTCCTGTTTCTGGAAGGATTTAGTGATTTTACCTGTGATACTAGTGAGTTTGTGCCACATCCAGGGTAGGATGTCCAAGGCTTCATCATTACTGACAACTTGGATTTGGCGAGTTTGCCTTTCAAGTACTTCATCATAACCTGTAATACGTGTTGGTTTAACCTCCTGCTTGTATTGATTAAGAAACTCAGTGATGAGACACTGTTGTTTCTTAGTAATAGGTGGCAGGGTTGGTTTAACATCCGTAATACGGGTTTTGATGGAGTGGGCTGTGTTGCCCTTACTCTTGATAGGTATATAAGTAACTCCTCTAGTACAACCTTTGAAATATTCATCATGTGCTGGCTTGAAATCGTCAGCAACTTCATAATCATCGGGTTTGAAAGTATAGTGAGTAGTCGAAGGGTGTCTTGCGTAATCAAGACCTTGTCGATGTTTAGTTGCATATGTGACAGCAAGGATGGCGAGTGAGACCTCAAGTGGGTCCCATTTCTTATCTCCGCCATATTGTTGGTTGAATTGTGATGCAGTCATCTTTTTCTTTCTATCTGTGTTCCAAGCTTTAATAATCGTGTACGCTTTGTGGTCCACACAAGCTGAAGTATGAGTTCCAGCCAGTGTGTAGGTATAGACAACCTGTTTGGAGTTTGGGTCTATATAGGAAAATGCGTACATGGTGTTACCGTCAGGTGAAAGGACGGATGGCGGAATGGTTACAATTTCAGGTTCAAGCCGGACAGGAAGGTACTTTCTTATTTCCTTTGTCATCCAGATAGTCTTAAGTAGCCCGAATCGAGCTGTAGGTCTTAAGATCCAGATTGTGCGGTTTTGTCCGCAAGGAATATGAAAGCACTGGTGAAGTCCAGACTCTAATTGGAGAAATTTATACCCTGCAAGAATCAAAATTGTCGTTATCATACCGATCGAAAAGACGGTGTACATAAGGACATTAGAATCAACAGGGCAATCAATAAGACTGGGATACTGAAAAGTTCTGAAGACCATTGTTGGGTAAATCAGATTATTCAGAGAAGTCTTACTGAATGGAATAACCAAAGTGCCGTAAGCACTGCTTTTGAAAACGAAGTCTTCAACAACAGTGTACGAATAGCTTAAGGAAGGGATAGTAGCCTCAACCCATTGATAGCACCAGGTGTAAGATCCAATAGTAAAACTATCAGAAACTACAGTAAAGTAGCTATCAAGGTAAGGGAATGAGACAGCAGCAATAACAAGTCCAATGGTTATTGCTGAAAGATAATGATACAAATACAAATGACCAAAATGGTAACTCGACACAAATTCCTGAGTGGAGTCCCAGAGGGCGTCATGGTATGCAGCTTCATCGGGAAGGAGAAAATCCCATTTGTTTGTCACGTGATTATAGGCTACAGAAGCCTCATCAGATTTAAAAGCACCGGCTGTCGGTTGATAACCATAAGAAAAGATGTTTGAACCAAGTTGTGTTGAAGAACACAATAACTCTCGGAATTGATAAGAGTTAAGTTGGTCCAGATCATCGATTGCCATGATATCATGTTCGGCAGTCGGTTTAGAATCTGATGTACTAGTATAATAGGCATGATCTTTCATTGTCCGGATTTGGCGATTGCCATGGGTACCCTTACGGGTGTCCGAATTAGAAAGATTAATTGCGAATGGTTGTTTTCCGCGATGCACTATATTAGTGGTAATCCAGTGACGGGCAGCAGTTCTTCGTTGGGCAGCGTAACGGTGTGGGTTCGAATTGATAACAGCGTGGCCTTGCAGCCCAAAAGGTTGTGCAGCACAATTATCTCGAAATTGTGATGCAACATCCTCTTTGGCAACGCTGGGAGTACCAATGAAACACCGGTATAATGAGGAAGAAAAGGAAGGGAATAGTCTCCAGCTAAGAAAAGCTAGGGTGAACAATCCACTACAGAACGTAAGTACCTGTAGGAAATAGTATGTCTCGACAGACACAGGAAAGCTCATAGTAGTTAGGTTAGG